CGGGCGCCGGGCTGGGTGATGACGACCAGGTCGTCGTCACGAAACGGTGCCTCGCCACCGTCCTCCAGACCGACACGCGCGAGTGGGGTCCGATGGGCCGGGGCATCGTCACCGTCGGCGACCTGCTCTACCGCGGCGCCTGTCTCGGCTGCGACTGGGAAGGCCCGGCGACCAACCACGAGAACACCGCCGCCGAGGAAGCGGTCGAACACGCGTGGCCCGGCTGGCGCGACCTTCCCATCGTCGAGCGGCCACCTGCCCCGGACTCGCCCGCCGCCCGCCGGCGAGCAGAGAAGGCCTTCGAGGCCATCACCGAGGTGTGCGAGGCCGTGATGCCGGGCTGGGACGCGGCCAAGGGACCGATCCGGTCCCTGCGCGGCCGCTGCGCGACCCGCCACCACTGGGCCCCTGAGTTCGGATGGTGGGACATGGGCGTGCCGGCCGACCAGGGGGAGGCCGCGTGACCGGCCCGAGGATCTCGAAGGCCCGACGCAGCGCCCTTGCGGTCGGGCTCTACATCGCCCGCCACCGTTCGGACCGTGTATTCCGCGAGTCGAACCTGACCACCGACGTCGGGGACGTTCACACCGCCCCGGGATCGACGGTGCCAGCCATCTACTGGCAGTCGCTGGCCTGGATGCTGCACGAGGGCCTGGCCGAGCCCGTCGGGGCGCCCGCCCGCCGGGTGTTCCGGCTCACCGCAGCGGGCCGCCAGCTCGCCGAGCAGATCGAGGCAGCGTGACGCTGATCGTCTCGGTCACCGTGTCCCGCGAGGGCGGTCGCCTGATCGACGGCGCCGTCACCCTGCACGTCCCCATGCCCGAGGACATGCCGGAGCCCGACGTGTGGGCACTCGCCAAGCGGCACGCCGACGCCATCCGGGCCGAAGCCGGCACACCGAGGACGAGCGCGTGACCGGCCTCACCCCGCCCGCCGGCGTCGAGGCCAGCGAACGGCCGCTCGACGGCTGCACGGCCGAGTGGCGGGTCCGCGGCCCAGAGAACGCCACGTACCTCGAGTTCCGGCTCTGGGGTCCCCGCGAGGAGAAGGTGAACCGGGTCGGCCGCGTCGTCCAGCACGGCCGCCCGGCCTACGTCGCCATCCGCACCGGCATCATCAGCTTCGGCCCCGACATCTCCGACCCCGAGGTCCTGCGCCGCTTCGGCTGGCGCGTCCTCTCCGCGACCCACCGGCTCGCCCACGTCCTCGAGTTCGGTACGGGACCGGCGCCGGCGCCCGAGCTGAACCCGCAGACCACCGTCTTCGACTTCGCCGGCGACGTCATCGAGGTTCGCACCTCGGTCCGCTCGTCTCGCCGGATCCACCAAATGAACGGAGCCACCCCATGAAGCGCACGATCCTCGGTCTCGCCGCCGTCGCAGCGATCGCCACCACGGCCGGCTGCTCGGAGTTCAACGACGACCGCGGGAAGGGTGACGCCCCGGTCGACCAGCAGGCCGACCGCGAGGTCACCGTCTGGCCGAACGGCGACGGGTTTCCCAATGTCGCCGCGTTCTGCATCGGTGACAACGGCGTCTACAGCGTGACCGGGGGCAACAGGGACCCGCTGGACGTCGTGGCCAACGACCCCAACTGCGCCGAGGGTGGCGTGCTGGCGGCCGAGACCGGGTCGTGATCTTCGACGCCCGCGACCTCGCCCGCGGCTGGCTCGCCGTCGCCCTCGCCTCGGCCGGCGACAAGGAGAACCCCGCGCTCTCCAAAACCGTCCACATCGAGTCGCACACCGGCGGCGTCCGCCTCGTCGCCACCGACAGCTACATGCTCCTCACCGCCTGGGTGACGGACCACGAGCACGCCGACACCGAGGCGCCTGGCTGGGACGAGGTGCCGATCTCCACGGGCACAGCGATGGACCCCCACGGCCGCGCCAAGGGCTTCCTCAAGCACGCGCTCAAGCTCGCCGGTGAAGGCGAGAAGACCGGCGCCGAGCCGATCAACATCACCCTCCGCCTCAATGTCCTCGGCAACGCCGCCCCCGGCCAGCTCGTCGGCCTCGAAGCCCACAGCGTCATCATGGAGATGCCCGACGTCGAGCGCCTCACCCTCCAGTCCTACGACGGGCCCTGGCCCGCCTGGCGCTCGGTCCTTGGCGGCTTCCGCGGAGCGGACACCGGTCGGGTCGCGGTCAGCCCCGAGATCTTCGGCCGGCTCTGCAAGGTCCACCAGTGGCACGACTTCGCCGTCCTCGCGCTCCGCCTCGGCGGCGAGATCGGCGCCGCGCACGTCGACGTGCAGCACTCCCGCCCCCACGTCGAGGGCATCGTCATGCCCTGCCGCTGGGACTTCGACCGGATGGAGCCCCGGCCGGAGCCCACCGACGACGGCGACGACGCCGACGCCACGAGCGGCGACGGCCGCCTGATCGACCAGGCCGCCCGCCTCATCGTCGCCTCGCAGCTCGGCTCGACCTCCATGCTGCAGCGCAAGCTCCGCGTCGGATACGCCCGGGCGGCCCGCCTCATGGACGAGCTTGAGGCCCGCGGCGTCGTCGGCCCGGCCGACGGGACCAAGGCCCGGGCCGTGCTCGCCACCGCCGACGACCTCGAGCATCTCCTGGCGGATGAGGGGCTCACCGATGCCTGACCGGTACGCGACCCGCACGATCGTCGCCGGCGGCGAGACCGCGCTGATGCGCTGCGCCGGCGACGGCCCCTGGGCCGACATCGCCACGTTCACCAAGCAGGCCGACGCCGAACGCGCCGCCCGCCTCCTCAACCACAGCGAGGCCGGCTGATGGACCTCACCGTCCGCCCGATCGACGTCTGGCCCGACGGCTGGCGCGTCCCCAGGGAGAGGAAGCCGAACCCGTTCCGGGTGCGGTCCTACGAGCAGACCCTCGACCAACTGCACCGCGAGCTCGACCACATCGCCGCCCGCGCCGCCCACCTGCAGCTCGACGTGCAGCCTGGCCAGCTTCGCCGCGATGGGCATCTCCGCTCGAGCGCCAGGGTCGACCACCCCGGCGTGATTCTCACCGTGGACACCCGCCGGCTCGGCGTCCTCACGTACCCGTGCGACACGTTCGAGGCGCGCTGGGCGGGGGAGCCGCCGTCGTGGCAGATCAACCTGCGGGCGATCGCCCTCGGGCTGGAGGCGCTGCGCAAGGTCGAGCGCTACGGGATCGCTGAGCGGGGCCAGCAGTACGCCGGGTTCGGCGCCCTGCCGCCCGGCGGGCCCGTGGCGGTCGGCGCCGCCATGACCGTCGAGGAGGCCGCTCGCCTACTCGCCTTGGCGGCCGGGCGCTTGACCGGCGTATCCGACGTCAGCGGGGTCGCAGCCGCCGCTCAGGACCTCTGGCGGGCCGCCTCGAAGACGCACCACCCGGACGCCGGCGGCGACCCCGACACGTTCCGGCGGCTCACCGAGGCCCGCGACCTGCTGCTCCAGGAGGCCGACCGTGGCTGACCCGATCACCACCGAGCGGCTCGCCCGCCTCCGCCATCTGCACGAGGCCGCCACCGCCGGCCCCTGGGGCTGGCGCGGCCACGACGACGGCCAGGTCGAACTCTGCACCCTCCACTCCGGCCAGCTGCGGGTCATCGCCGCCCAGCGATCCGAGCCGTGCATCGTCGAGCTCTACGACGAATCCGTCTCCCTGACCTTCGAGGCCTGTGACTCGTGTCAGGCGAAGTGGGCCGAGGTCGAGCGCACTGGCAACGGTGACCTGTGGGAGGGCTACCGCTGCCCGAAGCCCGAGGACCTGGGCACGGTCTGGCTGTGGGACCCCCGGGGGTTCATCAGCCCGGCCAACACCTGGGCCGCCCGCGAGCAGCCCTACCGGTCCGACGTCGCCCGGGTCGACCACCCCGACGCCGAGCTGATCGCCGAGGCCCGCAACACCCTGCCCGCCCTGCTCGACGAGATCGAGCGCCTCCGGGCACTGCACGACCGCTGGTGCGACTTCCAGAACCGGCTCGTCCCTGTGCTCCGCTCCCTCGGCGTCGAGCAGAAGGTCATGGACCGGCTCGGCGGCGCCCCACGCCCCGGGTGCCAGCACACCGACCCCGTCCTCGACGCCCTCGGCCTACTCAAGGTCACCACCGATGGGCCCGGCAGCTTCACCGTGGACGCCGAGGCGCTCACCTGCTGTGCCCAGTGCGTCCGGTTCTGGCATCTGATCGAGACGCCGACCGGCAAGTGGCGTCACCTCGGCGCTGGTGAGGAGGACCGTCTGCTGCTGGTCCTGCGCTCGATCGCCCAGCACTACCTCGACCACCGCTGCCCCCACGACCGCCAAGAGACCCACCGTGGCTGACCGCACGTCCGACATCCGGGTCGCCGGCAGCGTCCTCGGCACCGTCTCGACGCTGCTCGACACCGTCGACTGGGACCAGATCGCCAACGACATCAGCCGGGCCGATGCCCTCGGACCGATCGTCATGCCCACCGAGTACGCCGCCGGCGGCGACACCCTCTCAACCAACCGGCGCGCCATCCAAGCCACCCGCACCTACCTAGCCGCGCTCCGCAGGCTGACGCCGGAGGCCCGGCGGTGAAGGCCCTCACGATCCACCAGCCGTGGGCCTCGCTCATCGCCGCCGGCGTGAAGACCATCGAGACCCGCGACCGACGCACCAACTACCGGGGCTCGATCCTCATCCACGCCGGACGCCGCCTCTACACCGCTGCCGACAAGCACCACGACCGCCACCTGTGGGACCTCACCTACGACGCCCTCGACGGGCTCGAGCGCAGCTACGGCATCTACGACTTGCCGTATGGCGCCGTCGTGGCCACCGCCCAGCTCGTCGACTGCGTGCCGATGTGGCCGTACGGCCACACCAGTGACCCCGGCACCGGCGATGTGCTGCTGTTCGGGCTCGGCGCTGACAACCGTCCGTACCAGGCCGAGGTGTTCCACCGGTCCACCCGCGCCCACCGCGACGTCACCGCTCAGCTTCCCTTCGGCGTCTTCGCCGCTGGCCGGTGGGCGTGGCTGCTCGACGACGTCCGGCCCTTCCTGACGCCCGTCTCGGCCCGCGGCAAGCAGACCGTCCCGTGGACCCCGACCGAGGACGAGCAGGCCCGCATCACCGAGCAGCTCATGGCGGTCACCGATGGCTGAGACCTCGATCGAGTGGACCGACCGGGTGTGGAACCCGACCACCGGCTGCGACCGGGTCTCGCCCGGCTGCGACAACTGCTACGCCCTCACCCTCGCCCGCCGGCTCAAGGCCATGGGCCAGGCCAAGTACCAGGCCGACGGCGACCCCCGCACCAGCGGCCCCGGCTTCGGGCTGAGCGTCCACCCGGACACGCTGGACGCCCCGCTGCACTGGCGGAAGCCGGCCCGCGTGTTCGTCAACAGCATGTCGGACCTGTTCCATCGCGACGTGCCGATCGAGTTCATCGGCTCGGTCTGGGCGACGATGGCGGCCGCCGGCCAGCACACCTTCCAGGTGCTCACGAAGCGCCCGCAGCGCATGGCCGACGTGCTCGCCGAGTGGGCAGCCAACGAGGGGTCGGCCTACGGCGGCCCGATCTGGCGCGACCACCAGCTTCGCTGGAACGAGTCGAAGACCTGGCCGCTCCCGAACGTCTGGCTGGGCACGTCGATCGAGTCCGACCGGTACACCTTCCGGGCCGACCACCTCCGGGCTCCGCCGGCCGCCGTCCGGTTCCTCAGCCTCGAGCCCCTCCTCGGGCCGCTCCCGTCGCTCGACCTCACCGGCATCGACTGGGTGATCGCCGGCGGTGAGTCCGGGCCGGGCGCACGCCCAGTCGACCCGGTGTGGGTGTACGAGATCCGCGACCGCTGCGTCGACGCCGGTGTCCCGTTCTTCTTCAAGCAGTGGGGCGGCCGGACGCCGAAGGCCAACGGCCGGCACATCGACGGGCGCACCTGGGACCAGATGCCCGAGGCGGTGACCCGTGGCTGAGCTTGAGACGTTCGTCGACCAGCTCGCCGCCGCCAGCGCCGAAGCCAAGCAGGTCCTGGGCGAGGTCCGCTCCGAGCTGCGCGAGGTCCGGCGCGAACGCAAGGCCCTCGCGAGTGACCTCGAAGCCGCCAGGGCAGCGGTGGCTGACGTCGTCCGAGCGGAGATCAGCGACGAGGTGCGTCGCCATATGGACGACCTCGTTCCGAAGATCAAGGAGTCCCAGGAGGCCGCAATGGCCAAGGCGACGCGCAGGATCGAGGAGATCTACAACCTCGCTCTGACCGGCAACAAGCAGGGCCGGTCAGCCGACGGGTTCGACCTCCGCAACCTCGGGCGGGATCGTGGGTAGCCACGCCCCGAGCCAGCACCTGGCCGCCTGCGAGCCCTGCCGGTCGGGCGACCACGGCAACTGCACCGCCGTCCACGACGACGCACCCGGCACCAACCCGCCCTTCGACTGCACCTGCTACGACGACCGCTGGGAGTGGCACGAGCGGCTCGGCTACCAGGCCGACGTCGGCCTCACCCAGACGCTCGGCGACCACCTCCCCGGAGGCGACGGTGGCTGAGCGCATCCAGCTGCGCCGCACGAAGGGCTGGCGTAAGCCCGAGGGCGCTGTCTCAGTCGCCCGGCCGAGCCGATGGCGCAACCCCTACGCCGTCCGCAGGAACCGCGTCCCGGCAGGACGTCCCGGCTCGGGTAGCTACTCCGAGACCGGCCCGTTCTGGACGGTCGTCCACGTCGACAAGTGGGGCATAGAGAGCGGCGCCCGCTGGGGAGCGTGGGACTCGAAGCGCACCGCGACCGAGTTCGCGATCGACCTGTTCCGTCAGAGCCTGAACGCCGCCTTCACCGACCTCGACGGCGAGCACACCCGCACGCACTACCTCGGCGACCTCGTCGGTCACGACCTGGCGTGCTGGTGCCCGCTCGACCAGCCCTGCCACGCCGACGTCCTCCTCGAGTTGGCCAACGCTCAGGAGAGGGACGTGAGCCTCGGCCGCCGCCTTCGCCTCATCCTCCGAGTCCCACCGGTCACCGACCTCGAACTGGCCGCCCCGGCCGTCGTTGACGAACACCGCCCACCAGTGCCCGTCGAACTGGGGACGCTGGAGCCCGTCGTCGCCGTCGACCCACAGAGTGTCCGTGCGCCGCACGACGATCGCCGCGAGCAGCCCGGGCCCGTACTCGGGGCTGTCGCCGGGCACGCGGAAGTGGTGGCCGTGCCAGCCGCCGTAGGTCTTGTGCCAGTCCAGAACGACCACGACACGAACGTACGTCCGTGCGTTGCCGACGTCCAGGTTGGACCCAGCAGACCCGGTGCTCTGGCCGTGCCCACCCAGGACATCGACGACCTCGACGGCCAGCGGCCTGGCTGCCTCGCCTGCGGCCAGGTGCTGGCCCTACCCATCGACCCCCGCAACCCCAACGACCGCTGCGCGCACTGCCGCGCCACCGCAAGGACGACGCCATGACCCCGCTCCGCCACACCGCCCTCGGTGTGAGCACCGGCGGGCCCGAGTGGGAGGCCGCATGACCGACCACGGGGTGTACGACGATGGCGGCCCCGACATGGCGTTCTCCGCACCGCGCTGCGCCCGCTGCTCGAGCTGGGCCGTCCGCGAGGTGACCGCCGGGTGGTGGTGCCTCGACTGCGATCTCGTCGCCCCGAACTGCACCCGGGCCTGGTGGCTCAAGATGTCGGAGCAGCGGGCCCTGTGGGCGAAGGGCGAGCACCCGGCGCAGCGGCCGCCGGCGCCGCCCGTGCCCCAGCTGCATGTCCCGCACGAGCACGCCCCCTGCCGGGTGTGCGGCGAAGCGCACGCGACCGCGCCGGACCCGCACCCGCCCCGCCCGCAGGCCCGGGAGCCCTCACGGTTCGCGCCCGAGCTCGCCGCCCGCCGCCGGGACCGCCAGTCGGCCTGGTGGACCGCGAGCTCCGGCCACGACCCCGAGGGCACGTCGCTCGCATGGCCGCTCGGCACCGACGACGAACCGCACGAGCCGGCCACCACTGGCGCCATCGACCCCGTCGAGGCCGACGCACGGCTGCTCGAGGACATGGACGACCACCGAGGAAGGAGGAGCGCCTGATGGGCCGTCGACAGAAGGGCCGCAGCCCGCACAGGCCGAAGGGCAAGCGGCGCCCGAAGCACTGGCACCGCCGCGACGAGATCGACCGGTGGGACGCCGCCGACCTCCCCGACGTCGGATCCGGCGCCGACCCCACGGCCGGCACACCGCGGCCGCCCCGCAGGGTCGCGGGCCGCAACCGCGGGGACACCCTCTAGATGCCCCGAGACCACGGGCTCCTGCTCGTCACCATCTGGGACGACCAGGACTGGCTCGCGCTCGGCGGCGCCGCCCAACGCGCGTACGCGCTGCTGCTCAGCCAGCCCAAGCTCACCCTCATCGGCCTGCTCGACTACCTCCCGCAGAGGTGGGCCCGGCTGGCCGTCGACACCACCCTCGACAGCATCGAGGCTGCCATCGACGAGCTCGAAGCCAGCCGCTTCGTGGTCGTCGACCGGCACACCGACGAGCTGCTCATCCGCACGTTCGTCAAGCACGACATCAGGACCGTGCTCAAGAACAAGAACCTGCTCGCCGGCATGTGGAACGCCTGGCGAGCCATCCAGAGCCGCCAGCTGCGGCTCATCGCCGTGCAGCACATCCCAGCCAGCGTCTGGGACAGCCCGAGGTGCCAGCCGCACCCCGAAGCACAGCGAATGCGCACGTCACACCAGTTGGAACTACCAGTTCCGACCACCAGTCCGGACCAGCAGTCCGAACCTCCCTCCTCCCTCCTCCCACCTCCCACCTACGCAGATGCTGACAACAAGCAGCCTGGTAACTCACGCGGCACCGCCCAGCCGGCGGCCGCTGTGGACAACCCAGTCCGAACCGCAGACGACCGCCAAGAACGCCTCGCCGTCGCCGTCGAGCTCCTCGTCGACCGCGAACTCGACCGGAACCCCAGCCGCCACAACGCACGCCGACACCGCGACGCCACCCGCCGCGGCAAGCTCGCCGACCACCACCAGGCCGGCCACGGCCACCTACTCGCCAACCCCGCCCTCACCCCGACCCAGCTCGCCGACCTCCTCGAACCACCCGGCCCACCCAACGGCGCCCAGCCGCCCGAGCCCGAGCGCACCACCACAGACGGCACGCCCTTCATGCCCGGCATCGGCGCCATGCCCGGCCCCACCGACCCACGCCAGCCCCCCGACCCCCAGCGCAACCTCGCCGGCATCGCCGACGCCCGCAACGCCCTCCACCCCACACCCGAGGACGGCACATGACGCGCTCCGGCTGGCCCCTCGGCCCCACACCCCGCCCCTTCGCCGTCGCCGACCTCGCCCGACGCCTCGGCATCAACCCCGCCGACACCAAGAGCCTCCACCTCGCCGTCGGCATCACCCGACGCTGGATCCGCCGCTACCGCACCTGCGGCCTCACCGCCCGCCAAGCCGACATCTGGGCCTGCCGCGTCGGCCTCCACCCCCTCGACATCTGGCCCCACTGGGCCGACCTCGACCCCGACATCGACGGCATCACCCTCGGCCACCCCGAAGCCCCATGACCGCGCCCCACACCGCCCCGACCATCACGGCGTACGTGAGCCCACGAGGAACGTGAGCGATGGCCCGACCGAAGAAGGCCCAGCGCCCCCAGATCGCCCAGCGCCGCACCCAGGCCGCCCAGATGCGCCTCGAGGGGAAGTCCTGGGCGCACATCGCCGAGGCCCTCGGCTACTCGACGCCGGCGGCCGCCTGCCAGGACCTCGGCCGGGCGATCGAGCAGCACCTGCGCGACCAGGCCGAAGCCGTCGAGACACTCCGCCAGCTCGAGCTCGCCCGGCTCGACGCCCTGCAGGCGACCGCGTGGGACGTGATGACCCGGAAGCACATCACCGTTTCGCACGGGAAGATCGTCCAGGACGAGACCGGCCAGGCGCTCGAGGACGACGGGCCGACCCTGCAGGCGATCGACCGGGTCGTGCGGATCATGGAGCGCCGGGCCCGGCTCGAGGGCCTCGACTCGCCGGTGAAGCTGAACACGACCGGCGTGGTGACGTTCCACGTCGAGGGCGTCGACCTGGACCAGCTCCGGTGAGCGACGTCTCGTGGACCCTCGCCGACATCGGCGACCTCCTGGCAGACGTCCGCCGGCGCCGGGGCGACGCGATCGCCGCGGCGCTGCTGCTCGCCCGGACGCCGACCCGGACGCCGGCGGACCGCTACGCCGCCTACTGGCGGGCCCGGCTGCTGATCGCCGAGGAGCGCGCCGAGCCGCTCTACGTCACCGCGGCCGAGCGGGACGAGCTGCGCGCCACCTACCCGCTGGCGCCGGCCGAGCCGGTAGGGGAGCGGGTGCGCTTCGAGGTCGTGCCCGCGGGCTCGCTGGCGGCGACCTTCTACGGCCGGCCCGTCGTCGTCGATGACGAGCGCTCGGTGCCCGCTCGCGAGCGGGCCGGAGAGGCGCCCGGAGCGAAGGTCGAGTGGCAGGACCTGCCGTCCGGGTGGAGGCTGGCTGTCGACCCCGACGGAGACCAGTGGGCGACCTACCCTGACGGCTGCCCGGCCTGTCTCGACCCGGAGCCCCACGTCCACCAGGTGACGGCGGAGGGACGCCTCGGGATCGTCACCCTCCCGATGGCGCTCGTGGACCCCAACCACACCGCGGGTGCTCCGTGACGCGGCTATCGGCGGCGGCGATGGGGGAGAGCGGCGTAACGCCGGGATCGCTCATTCTGTCAAGTTGTTCTGACGCGTCCCCGCAGGTCAGAGCGCTATGCAGATTCCATGCACGGCTCTGCATGAAACCGGGCGCATCGACCCAGCACCCGGCCTGCATACGCCCCCGGATATGCACGCCGGCCATCGCCGCTCGTGATGACCGGCGGCGCCCGGGCGGCCCCAGATGACCCCGCCGATCCGGCCCGACGAGGTGCTCCCGCCCGACCTGCCGGGTCGGACGCTGGCTCCGCCGCCGAGCGCAGCAGGCCGCGATCGAGGCCCGGCGTACGTGACCGACACCGCCGAGCTCGTCCACAGCTACGCACCCCGCGGCGCATGCCGAGCGCTCTGGCACGACCGGCGCCCCGAGGTCCTCGTCTCGGGCCCGGCCGGCACCGGCAAGAGCCGAGCCTGCCTCGAGAAGCTCAACATGCTCGCCCTCCTCAACCCCGGCATGCGTGGCCTCATCGTCCGCAAGACGCTCGCCAGCCTCGGCTCCACCGCCCTCGTGACCTGGCGCGAGCACGTCGTGCCCGAGCTGCTCGCCAACGGCAGCGTCGTGTTCTACGGCGGGTCGTCCGAGGAGCCCCCGCAGTACCGCTACAACAACGGGTCCGCCGTGATGATCGGTGGCATGGACCGGGCGACCCGGGTCATGTCGTCCGAGTACGACGCCATCTACGTCCAGGAGGCGATCGAGCTCACCACCACGGACTGGGAAGCGCTCACCACCCGGCTCCGCAACGGGAAGGTCAGCTTCCAGCAGCTGATCGCCGACACGAACCCGGACGTGCCCACGCACTGGCTCAAGGTCCGATCGGATCGCGGCGACACCGTGATGCTCGAGTCTCGCCACGAGGACAACCCGATTCTCTTCGACGACGCCGGCCAGCTCACCCCCGCCGGCGTCGACTACGTCGAGGGCAAGCTCGACAAGCTCACGGGCGTCCGCCACGCCCGCCTGCGCCGCGGCCTCTGGGTGGCCGCCGAGGGCGTCATCTACGAGGGCTACGACCCCGCCATCCACCTGGTCGACCGCTTCTACATCCCGAAGCACTGGACCCGCTGGTGGTCCGTCGACTTCGGGTTCACGAACCCGACCGTGATCCAGTGGTGGGCCGAGGACCCCGACGGCCGGCTCTACCTGTACCGCGAGATCTACCGGACCCGTCGCCTGGTCGAGGACCACGCCAAGGACGCGCTCGCCGCCGTGACCCGCCCCGTGAAGGGCGTCGCCCAGGTGCCGGGCGAGGACATCAAGGACGCGGTGGCCGCCGGCCGCCGCGAGTGGATCGAGCCACGGCCTCGGGCGGTGATCTGCGACCACGACGCCGAGGACCGGGCCACGCTCGAGCGGCACCTCGGCCTCTCGACCGTTGCGGCCACGAAGACGGTCAAGGACGGGATCGAGGCCGTCATGGCCCGCCTGCGGCCCGCCGGCGACGGCAAGCCCCGCCTGTTCCTCGTCCGCGACGCCGTGGTCGAGCGGGACCCCGAGCTCGTCGACGCCAAGAAGCCCGCCAGCACGGCCGAGGAGATCCCCGGCTACATCTGGGCGCCGGCGCCGGACGGGAAGCCCAGTAAGGACCAGCCGCTCAAGGTCGACGACCACGGCTGCGACGGCATGCGCTACGTGGTCGCGGAGTGCGACCTGGGCGCCCGACCCCGAGTGAGGTTGATGTGACCACCACGCCCCCGAACCCGCACATCCCTGGCGGCTACGCGCCGCCGCCCGTCGTGAAGTCCGGGCCGCCTCCGATGCCACCCCCGTCGACCCGGCGTGGACGGGCCGAAGTCGAGGTCAAGCTGTCGCTGCAGAACGGTGTGGTGGTGCAGCCCGGCGACACCCTCGTGCTCGTGACCAGCGGGCACCTGAGCGACGCCGAGATTGCCGACCTCGAGCAGGAGCTGACCACGCGCCTGCCGGGCGTCGCGGTCACGGTCGCCGAGGGCTTCGACCAGGCGCTCGTCTACCGGCCCGATGAGTTCGCCGAGGACGACGACGTCGAGCGGCCCGACCCGACCCGCGTGACCACCGGAGGTGCGTGAGGATGAGCGAGTGGCGGGCCCACGTGGGCTACGACTTCGACGCCCTCCGGTTCGACGCCGCCAGGGTCGTGCTGTACCGCCGGCTCGGCGACGACGGCGCCGAGCAGATCGTCGGGTTCGACGCCGATCGGTTCGGCGCCCCGATCCTCGAGCGCACGCCGGCCGGCACCTCGGCGCGGTCCCACGGGCTGCTGGTCCCCGTCGAGGCCCTGCAGGCGCTGGCGGCCGCCGTCACGCCGGGGCCGGCCGAGCGGGAGATGGCCCGCCTCGAGGACGCCCTGGCGGTCGAACGCGCCCGGGTCGACCGGGTGCTCTCGGCGATCGATCGGGGCACCGCGTGAGGAACCTGCTCCGTCTCACGTGGGCGCTCGCTGTCGACACCGCTCCCCAGGTCCGCGAGCGGGCACGGACCGCGGGCCAGCGGGCGGCCGCCTGGGGCCGGCGGACCCGCACGGCCACGATGTCGCTCGGGTCGTTCGCCGCAATGTCGGCCGGCGTGTGGGACATGCTCGGCCGAGGCTGGGGCCTGATCGCCGTCGGCGCCTTCGGCCTGGTCCTCGAGCGCCTCACCGACCCGAGCGAGGCCCCCGGGTGACGACCACCGACGACCGCATGTGCCCGTTCTGCGCCTACGCCATCGGTGACGCGGTGCCTGACGGCGGCCTGTCGTTCGATGGCGCGAGCGTGATCGCGTTCCAGCCGCTCAACCCGTTCGTCGAGGGCCACACCCTGATCGTGCCCCGGGTGCACACCGAGTCGTTCCTGACGGCCGACCCCATCACTACCGACGGCGTGGCCGCGGTCACCCGGATCATGGCCCGGCGCCTGGGGCCCGCCGGCGTGAACGTCATCACCAGCGCCGGCGAGGCCGCGACGCAGACCGTGATGCATTGGCACGTCCACCTCATCCCTCGCAATCCCAAGGACGGCCTCGGCCGGTGGCCCTGGGCCGCGCTCCTGGGAGCGACATGAGGCCCGTCGAGCCCACGCCCACCCAGCTCGCCTTCTGGGCCGACGCCGACCCGGCCGGCGTCGTCACGGTCGGCGGCCCGGCCGAGGGCCCCGACGTCGTCCCGTGCCCAGCGGTCGTCACCTTCCCCGAGGGCCGCGGCGGGCCCCCGGTCCTGCGCGTCGCATGGCAGCTCGACGAGATCGAGCTGGCCCAGCTCGCCCGCGGTGGCACGCTCTGGCTGTCCACGTGGGGCGGCCTGCCGATCCACCTGGTCGAGGTGCAGCCACCGGTCTGACCCGGCCGCGGCAGAATGCCCAGGTCATGGTCAACGTCGACCCCTCCCGATGACCAACCCCGAGCCGTCCGGCCGGCCCATCCCCGGCCAGAGAAGCCGACGCTGCGAGGGGACCGGCCACCACCGGTTCGAGCCGTCGGGGACCTGTCCGGGATGCGGCCAGCGGGTCGAGCTCGACGACGACGGGCTCGTGGCGGAGCACCGCCGCCGGGCGTGGCGAGGCGAGCGCTGACCTCTATCGGGACGCCAGCGAGCGCCGTAGCCTCGCCCGATGGCCCAACCACGCCAACGTGAGCCGTGGGAGCTCAAGGCCGAAGACCTCGTCCGCCACGTGCGCGGGCTGCTCGAGTACCACCGCGAGGCGATCGAGAAGGCGTTGCGGTCGTCGCTGGGCAAGGGCGAGGCCCAGGCTCGCCTCGACCAGATGGCAGCGCTCACCGAGGCCCTCGAGCTCGAGCTGTGGCGCATGGCGGCGCCGGACCACTCCGTCGGGAATGCGATCGTCCAGGCCCTGAAGCACCGGGCGACGACCATCCTCGCGACGGGTGTCCTGACGACGGCTGCGACGCTCGCCACGACGGAGGCCTACCAGGCGCTGCGCGACACCGAGGCCAAGGCCGACCAGGTCATCGAGTGCGTCGTCGAGATCGAGGCAGGCCAGAGCTGGACACTGGTCGAGGACGAGGACGAGGAGGCCCGGCGTCAGAGCCGCGCCGCTGAGCGCCGGGCCCGGAGCGTCCGGGAGTACGGCAAGTCACCCGGCCCGCGGGGCGCGTGAGCCGACTACTGTCGGTGCTCGGTCCAGTCGACGCCGTCCCACCAGCGCTGCGCACCTGAGCCGTCCGGGTCGGCGTACCAGCCCGGCGGCGGACCCTGCCGGACCGGCTCAGCGGCAGGCGGTGGCGCTGGAGGAGCGGCCGCCGGCGCCGGTGCGAGCTGGGCGGTCCACCGGCCCAGCTTGCTGCGCAGCTCGCCGGCCGACGTCTTCGGCACCTGGAACCCGACCGAGAACCCGCCCGTGACGACGTGCAGGTGAGCGTCGCTCGTGCGCTTCTTCGCCCCCGCGGCCAGCGGTCCCATCGTCGCCACCCGCGTGAGCGTGACCCGCCGGTCGACCTGGTCCGGCCCGTCGAAGCTCACGTCTGTCACGGCCCGCCACGAGATCGTGAACATCGACCTGAACCGGCGCACGTCGATCCCGTTGTCGTCGATCCACAGCACCACCCCGTTCACCGGGTTGGGGTGCGCAGGGTGGCCGCCCGTGTAGGCGACATGGGTCAGCTGCACTCGCATCGTTGTCCCGCCTTCTGTCCGTCCGCTCGCCGGAGCGTAGACGGGCGGCGCCCGGCGCGCCCCAGGCCACGGCCACGCTGCCCGGCGTGAGGTCCCCGCTCGGACAGATCGGCCGCGTGCTCAACCGGGCGCCCGTCTCGTACACCTCGGGCCGGCTGTCGTTCCCGGTCGCCCACCGGAACGACGCCGAGACCCAGATGCGCGCCATGGGCTCCGTCGGCACACTCTTCGCGATCGTCAACCGGACCAGCAACGGCACCGCCCAGGTCAACTGGCGCCTCTACCGCAAGGCGAAGAGCGGCAAACCCGAGGACCGCACCGAGGTCACCAGCCACCTCGCCCTCGACATCTGGAACCGGCCCAACCCGTTCATGACCCGCCAGGAGTTCGTCGAGGCGTTCCAGCAGCACGTCGACCTCACGGGCGAAGGCTGGTGGATCGTCGGCCGCGACACCCGCTCGCCGCTCCCGCTCGAGCTGTGGCCTGTGCGCCCCGACCGGATGTCGCCGGTCCCGTCAGCCACCGACTTCCTCAGCGGCTACGTCTACCAGGGCCCCGACGGCGAGAAGGTCCCGCTCGAGCCGCCGGACGTCATCTTCCTGCGCATGCCGAACCCGCTCGACCCCTACCGCGGGATGGGCCCCGTCCAGTCGATCCTCACGGACCTCGACTCCGAGCGCTACAGCGCCGAGTGGAACCGGAACTTCTTCCTCAACTCCGCCGAGCCCGGCGGGATCATCGAGGTCGCCAAGCGGCTCTCGGACGACGAGTTCAAGGAGATGACGACCCGCTGGCGCGAGCAGCACCAGGGCGTCGCCCAGGCCCACCGGGTCGCCGTGCTCGAGCAGGGCACGTGGAAGGACCGCAAGTTCTCGATGCGGGACATGCAGTTCACCGAGCTGCGATCCGTCAGCCGCGAGATCATCCGTGAGGCGTTCGGGTTCCCGAAGCCGATGTTGGGCGCGACCGACGACGTCAACCGGGCCAACGCCGAGGCCGCCGAGGTCGTCTTCGCTCGCTGGCTCATGGTGCCCCGCCTCGAGCGCATCAAGGGCGCCCTGAACAACGACTTCCTGCCGCTCTTCGGCGGCCAGGGCGACCTCGAGTTCGACTACGACGACCCCACGCCGGCGGACTCCGAGCGGGAGAACTCCGAGCGGGACTCGAAGGTCACGGCGGCCCAGCTCCTGATCGACGCCGGCTTCAACCCGACCGAGGTGCTCGAGGCGTTCGACCTGCCCGAGCTCACGTACGGCCTCCCCGGCGCCGACCCCGACCGGGACCTGCTGACCAAGCTCGTGATGGGCGCGCCGACGCTCGCCCCGATGATCCTGCCCATGCTCGGGTTCGAGCTCCCCGAGCAGGCCGCCCCGGCGCCGCCGGCGCCCGGCCAGGAGGAGCCGCCCAGCGACGCCGCCGTCGTGGACCGGGTGCTGGCCCACCTGCAGGGCCACGCGGGCCACGCCCGCCACCCCCGCCCGCCTCGACGCCGGCCCCGGGCGGCTGACGACCCCCCGGACCTCGACCCCGAGGACCTCCCCGACATCTCCCACATGCAGGACTCGTGGGAGCAGGCGCTCGACCAGCTCCTCGAGGAGTGGACCGGGCTCGAGGACGACCAGAAGGACGAGCTCGTCGACGCCGTCCGCGAGATCGCCGAGTCGGGCGACCTGGCCGACCTGGCCGAGCTAGACGTCGGATCCGACGCCACCGCCGCTGCGCTCGAGGCCGCCATGCTCGCCCTCGCGGCGGAGGCTGCCGAGCAGGTCGCGGACGAGGCCGCCGAGCAGGGCGTGCCGGTCACGCCGCAGGAGGCCGACGAGGCGCTGATCGCCCAGGTCGCCCTCGTGGTCGCCGCCGTGCGGGCCGCGCAGCTCGCCGCCGGCGCCGCCCTCGCAGCCATGCGGGCCAACGGCCCGGAAGCCACCCCGGACGACGTGGCGGACGCCGTGCGGGAGCACCTGGACTCGCTGTCGCCGGACGGGCCCCGGCCGCTGCTCGGCGGGGCGCTCACCGGGGCGCAGAACGCGGGCCGCATCGCGACGCTGCGTGCCGCGCCCGAGGGCGCCCTGTACGCCAACGAGGTGCTCGACACGAACACCTGCGGGCCGTGCCGCGAGGTCGACGGCCGCTGGCTCGGGAACATCTCCGAAATCGAGCAGGTGCTCGCCAGCTACCCGGGCGGCGCGTTCGGTGGCTACGTGTCGTGCAGGGGCCGGGAGCGCTGCCGGGGCACCATCACCGGGGTGTGGCGCCAGTAGGCGTCGGCCGCTCGTAACTGGCTGGGAGGCGTCCGGTCTCGGTTGCGAACGGCTCGATGTCGAGGACCAGGTCCCACACGGGTCGGCCGCCGATCGTCCAGCGCTCGGGCGGGAGCACGCCGCGGGTCTTCCACGCGCGGACGGTCTGGTGCTCAACGCCGAGGATCGTGGCGATCTCCCCCGTGCCGACCGGGTAGCAGGCCATCTCCCGACCCTAGTGTCACTCATCTGTTGACACAAGCGACTGTCAACACTACCGTGACACTCATGACTTCGACCACCCATCACGACCAGCGCATCGAGTGCGAGTCGTGCCACAAGCCCCGCTGGATGGCTGGCGAGGTGCACAGCTACCCGGACGGGCGCGACGGACTCATCGCCCTGTGCGATCCGTGCGTCGGCATCGCCCGTGGCGCCGGGATGCGCGCCGAGCGGGTGTGCTGCCCGGCCGAGGAACGGCCCGACAGCTACTACCTGTGGACCGTCGACGGTGAGCTGTACGGCGGCACGCTCGCCGACTACGCCCGCCACCAGCAGCACGGGCACTACTCCGGCGTGACCATCGGGGCGCCCTACCGGGCGTTCGTCGGCGCGGACCACGCGCCCACCGTCGTGGCAGTCGAGCTGGAGAGCAGCGCTAGTGAGGCCGACGACTACCGCGCCGTCGAGCTGCGCGACCCCGTCACCGGCGACGAGGGCAGCTACCGCCTGGACCTGCGCGCCTGACCCCGGGCCACTCCCGGATCCCACCCAGACGACGGCCCCGGCGCAGCTGGAACTGCCCGGGGCCCGACGAGACCCCTTGGAGGGCCTGATGCACACCAACCGTACGCGCCGCTGGACGATCGTCGTCCGCCTCCTCGACCGCGGCGCCCTCGTCGAGCGCACCCAGCTCCTGCCCGCCGGCGCCAGCTGGCACGACGCCCGCCGTTGCATCCTCGGCCTGCGCCGCCTCCCGGCCGTCATCACCGCCCGCATCGCCGACCCGCCTCGCGGCGGCCAGGTCTTCGTCCCCGCCCCGGTGCGCCCCACGGCCGTCTGCTGACGAGGGCGGGGGAGCGCGCCCCACCTCACTCGTACGTTCCGGCCCGTGACCAGCAGAGGGCAGGTGGACGGCCGGACGGCGCCGGTGATCTGGAACTCGCTGACCGTCGGCGCCTCCGCGCCAGCGGCCCGTCCCGGCAACCGGCCCGCCGCCAAGCCCGGGCGCGAGTGGTACCGGATCGAGAACCAGACCGACGCCGACACGGCCGAGGTCTGGATCTACGACGAGATCGGCTACTGGGGCGTCACCGCCGGCGCCTTCGTCGACGAGCTCAAGGCCATCACCGCCCCGCGGATCGTGCTGCACCTCAACAGCCCCGGTGGCGACGTCTTCGACGGCATCGCGATCTACAACGCCCTGCTCACCCACCAGGCCACGGTCGAGGTCAGCATCGAGGCGCTCGCCGCGAGCGCGGCGTCGTTCATCGCCATGGCGGGCGACAGCATCACGATCGCCCGCAACGCCCGGATGATGATCCACGACGCGAACGGGCTCTGCTACGGCAACGCCGACGACATGCAGGCCATGGCGGACCTGCTGGCCAGCCTGTCCGACAACATCGCCTCGATCTACAACGACCGGGCGAACGGCGGCGTGAAGTCCTGGCGGGCCGCCATGCGCGAGGAGACCTGGTACTCCGCCGACGAGGCCGTCGAGGCGGGGCTGGCGGACAAGGTCGCGGCGCTGCCCAAGCGCGAGGAGAACCGGGCCCATGCGGCGGTCGCGCAGTGGGACCTGTCGGTTTTCCGGAACGCCGAAGCCACGACCGGTACCCCCGCGGCGCCGGTCATCGCGACCCGGCCGACGGCCGCCGACCCGCCCGCCGACCCGCCGCCCGCCCCGGACCCCGACCCGGATCCGCCCGCTGCCGGCCACCCGCCTCCGCCCCCGGAGGAGCCGCCGCCCGCCGCCGGCCTCGACCCGAGCATCTTCGACGACATCGACCTCGACCTGACGGCCCTCAAGGTCGGCCTGCTGGACGCCGCCGAGGACACCTTCGAGGTCGACACGGAGCCCATCCGGGCCGCGATGGACGAGCCGTTCGAGTTCGACCCCGACGTCTTCCGCTCCGCGGCGCTCGACGCCACCCGGGACGCCCCGGCGCCGCCGCCCGTCCCAGACCAGCCCCTGCGGGCCGCCCGCCACATCGGCATCGACGAGTTCGCCAACTCGCTGCGCGACGCCCTGCTGTTCCCCGAGATCTCTGACCAGCCCACGGAGGCCGTGAGATGAGCAAGACCCGTACCAGCACCCTCAGCCCGGGGGTCCGGGCCAAGCTCACCGACATGGGCTTCGCGCCCTGGCAGGTCGGTCGGACGTTCAACAACGCCGCCGCCGGCGGGGCCGGTACCGCGACCGCCGAGCCCGAGCGGATCACGATCCCCGACAGCCCGGCCGGGCTCGAGGAGATGCTGGCCGACACCAAGAAGATGCGCGCCCTGTTCGCCCAGAAGGACGGGTTCGGCGACTTCGTCCGGTCGTACGCCAAGAACGTGCTCGCCCAGGACCAGGAGATCGCCACCCAGGTCCGCGACGAGACCCAGCGCGTGCTCGCCGCGTGGCTCAAGGACCACCGCGAGGAGGGCGTGGCGCCCATCAACTTCAACCCCGCGGCCGCCACCCCCGGCGTGGGCGGCAGCCCCCGCCACGGGCTGCACAACCCCCAGGCCATGGGCGCCCAGATCGACAAGGAGTTCGCCAACTCGGCCGAGTACTTCAAGTCGATCTGGCACAACACCAACCGGGACGCCTCCCTGCAGGCGAAGATGCACCGGGTCCGCAACGCGTTCTCGTCGACGGTCCCGAGCGAGGGCGGCTTCCTGATCCCGGAGACGCTGCGCTCCGAGATGCTGTCCGTCGCCCTCGAGACGGCCGTCGTGCGCTCCCGGGCGTTCGTCGTGCCGATGGAGACCCTGCGGGTCCCGTTCCCGTCGATCGACTCGACGAGCAACGTCGACAGCGTCTTCGGCGGCATCGTCGCCTACTGGACGGAGGAGGCCGCGGCACTCACGGAGTCGCAGGCCACCTTCGGTCGGGTCGTGCTCGACGCCAAGAAGCTCACGGCGATGGCGCATGTGCCCAACGAGCTCATCTCCGACAGCCTGATGAGCTTCCAGGCGTTCATCGACCAGAAGTTCCCCGAGGCGCTGACGTTCTACGAGGACCTGGCGTTCCTCAAGGGCTCCGGCGTCGGCGAGCCGCTCGGCGCGCTGGCGGCCGGGAACGACGCCACGGTCCAGGTCGCGAAGGAGGCTGGGCAGCCGGCCGACAGCATCGTCTGGGAGAACATCGTGAAGATGTTCGCCCGCATGCTGCCCAGCTCCCTCGGCCGGGCCGTGTGGGTCGCGAGCATCGACACGTTCCCCGAGCTCGCCACGATGGCGCTCAGCGTGGGCACGGGCGGCTCCGCGATCTGGCTCAACAACGGCGTCCAGGGCCCGCCCATGACGATCCTCGGCCGCCCTGTGATCTTCACGGAGAAGGCGCCCGGCGTGCTCGGCGACCTGGGCGACCTGAGCTTCGTCGACTTCGGCTTCTACCTGGTCGGCGACCGCCAGGTCATGTCCGCCATGTCGTCCCCGCACTACCGGTTCGCGAACGACCAGACGTCGTTCCGGATCATCCAGCGGGTCGACGGCAAGCCCTGGCTGCAGTCGGCCATCACGCCGCAGAACGGCGGCCCCGCCCTCTCCCCGTTCGTCCAGCTGGACGAGCGCGCCTGATCCCGCCAGCCCGGCCGGGCAGTAACGCCCCCGGCCGGGCCAACCCAGGGGTGGCAGTCACGCCCCGCCCAAGGAGGCAACCATGGAAGCTCTCGGACGGCTGATCGATGTCGTCGCCGGCGTCGCACCGGTCGACCTCGACACCGCCAACGGTGCGACCGGCAACCGGGTCCACCTCAAGAACGCCGGCGGCTGCACGATTGTCGTGTTCAAGGGCGCCGGCACGGCCGGCGCCGACCCGACGTTCGACCTGCGCCAGCACACCGCCGCCAGCGGCGGCACGTCGGCCGACCTCGACGTGATCGACCACTACTACCTCAAGCGCGAGGCCAGCCTCGACGGGGACGAGACGTGGTCGCGGTTCACGCAGGCGGCCGCGTCCGAGGTCGCGGACCCTGGCGGCGCCGGCACCTCGGCCGAGGAGCAGCAGATCCTCGTGATCGAGGTCGAGGCCACCTCGCTCGCCGACGGGTTCGAGTGGATCTCGCTCGACGTCGCCGTCACGGCCGCGAACCCGCAGCTCGGCGCCGTGCTGTACCTGCTGCGCGACCTCGAGGTGCAGCGGGCGCCCGCCAACCTCGCCAACCCGCAGGCGTAGGAGGCCCACACGCCATGACCGTCATGCTCCAGCCCCAGGGCTTCCACCCCGTCGCCCGGGAGCTCACACAGGGCATCCGGGTCGATCGCCCGACCGACACGCTCCCGCAGACCGCCGCCGAGGCCCTCTTCACCGTCACGGGCGGCCGCGTCCTGGTGATCGGGATCGTGGGCGAGGTCACGACCGCCGTCCAGGCCCAGGCCAACGCGACCAAGCTGCAGGCCAACCCCACGACCGGGACCACGGTCGACGTCTGCGCGACGCTCGACATCACTGGTGACGAGGTCGGGTGCCTCTACGGCATCACGGGCGTGTTCGGCGACGCCATGATCGGCGCCAACGCCGGCGCCACCGTGTGGCCCACCCGGCCCTTCGTCGCCAACGTCGGCTCGATCGACCTCAACTGCGCCGCCAGCAACACCGGCGCCGCCAAGTGGTCGCTCGTGTACGTCCCGCTCGACGACGGCGCCGAGGTCGTGGCGGCCTGACCATGGCGCTCTGGGTCTGCGAGGGCACCTACGACGGCGAGCCGTGCCGCACGCGGTACGCCGTCGGGCTGTTCCGGTGCCCCCGCTGCCACGGCACCACGTTCCACGAGCTCGGCTCACGTCCCGAGGACCAGGAGGACCCGATGTCCCCGAAGATCACGAGGCACGGCGGGCCCTCGAGCGCCACGCTCCGCCCGCCGGCCGACGACCAGCCGGTGGTCGAGCTGCCGCTCGAGGCGGAGCCCGGCGCCGACTTGCTCCTCGAGGCAGCCGACGTCGAGCGTGAGCCCGGGGCCGGTGAGCCGATGACACCGGTCGACGGCGGCACGCTCACCGTCGAGCCCAACGAGCCCGTGCCGGGGGGCATGGCCGAGGGCGGGGCGGGGGACGGCGCTCCGTCCCGCCCGTCGGCCAACGCCCGCAACGAGCTGTGGGTCGACTACCTGGTCCACCAGGGCCTGGTCCGGGCCGCGCTCGAGGGCATGACGAAGCGGGAGCTCCGTGTCCTGCAGGACGCCCTCGACGCCGGCACACACGTCGTCGGCGACGACGGCACCCTCGTCGAGGTGGCCCAGGCCGGCACCGGCGAGGGCGACGACACGGTGCCTGCGGAGGCCTCCGCCGAGACGGGCTGACGGGTCCGCCGGTGCCCAAGACCACCAAGCACAGCGGCGCCACCAACCGGGACCTCCCGCCGCCCCACACGACCCACACGCTGACCGACAGCGACCTGGCGATCGACGGCGATCTCCACGTCGCCGGCGACGTCCACATCAGCGGCGCGATCCGCCAGCACCCGGCGCTCTCGAACGAGATCGACTCCGCTGAGGTCGAGACCACGCACGGCCCGTTCGCCGGCGATGCGTTCGCCTTCACGCTGCACGCGCTCAGCGGCACGGTGGTGACGATCCCGCCTGGGTCCGGGACCGTGTACCTGCGGGGCCACTCGACGATCATCCAGTCGGCGGCCAACAGCCTCCGCGGCCTGGCGATCGCCGCGGTCGGCTCGACCACGCTCACGCAGGCGGTCGGCCGGTCCCAGGAGCAGGGGATCGGCGCCGGGTCCGCCGTGTCGTGCGAGCCGTTCGCCCGCATCCCCGCTGGCCAGCACGGCGACTACCAGCTGTTCGCGTTCGGGGTCACGGGCAACATCACCCCGAACGGCGCCGCATCGGACCCCACGGGCCTGTACGCGCAGGAGGTCGGGTGAGCCACCGCAGCCTCGGCGTTGGTGCCTACCGGGCGGACGAGAAGCACCTCGTCATCACCGCCAACGGCTACCGGGCCGGCGGGCCGCTCGTCCTGGTCGGCCACGGCGGCGGCGACGACGCATGGGTCTACAGCCCGCCCGCGTTCCGCCGCGACCTCGACTATCTCGCGAGCCTCGGGTTCGTGGTCGTCGCCGTCGACTTCGCCGGGCTCGCCTGGTGCAACGACGACTTCCTCGAGGCGGTCGACGACGCCATCGCCTGGGCGGTCGAGCGCTGGGCCGCAGACGTCCGGCGCATCTCGTGGATCGGCGACTCCATGAACGGCGCCGGGGCTCTCAATTGGTGCTGGCGCAACCCGACCCGTGTCGGCGGTGTCGTGCTGCGCGTCCCTGGCGTGGCGCTGCAGCACGTCTACGACCGGTCATCGGTCCTCGCGGACGATATGGACGACGCGTACGACGGATCGGGCGGCTGGGCGGCCAACGCCGCCGACCGGGACCCGATGGCGAACACCGCCCGGATCGTCCCGATCGCCGGCCGCTGCCGGATCTACTACTCGTCCAACGACCCCCTCGTCCCCTACAGCGAGGACATCGCCCCGTTCGTCGCCGCGACCGGCATGCAGGCCGTGTCGCTCGGCGCCCGCAGCCACGACACCGCGCAGATCTACCCGGCGATCGACGCCGCCGCCCAGGCCCGCTGGCTGCTCGCCCACGCACAGGACCGCACGTAGCGATGGCATGGGAGCAGCTGCTGTCGATCGCCCGTGAGGCGGCCGAGGAGGCCCGGGCCGAGCGCGCCAGCCCGCCGGCGGCGTGCCCGAACGACGGCGAGCCGCTCGAGGCCGGGCCGGACGGCGTCCTGTTCTGCCCGTTCGACGGCTGGCGGCCCGACGGGTCCTCGGGCGGGTAGCGCGCCCCACCGGGGCGGGACGATCCCGGCGCCGATCCTGCCACCGCTGGTGGCTGGCCAGAAAGCAAGGCACGGGACGTGGCGAACATCTGGTACGCGACACGCGAGGACGTCAAGGGCGCCCTCGACTCCAAGCTGACCGCGCGTGACGACGCGCAGGTCGACCGTGCCATCGCCACCGCGTCCCGCGACCTCGAGGGTGCGCTCCACCGCCGCTTCTACCCCGAGGTCGCCACCCGACGGTTCGACTGGCCGAACCAGCAGTACGCCCGCCCGTGGCGGCTCTGGCTCGACAGCAACGAGCTGATCTCGATCACCACGCTGTCGTCGGGCGGCACGGTGATCGACCCCGCCCACTACTTCCTCCGCCGGTCCGACGACCTCGACGAGGCGCCCTACACGCAGGTCCAGCTCGACCTCGACGGGCCAGCGTCGTTCGGCGGCGGCGGGTCCCACCAGCGCGACATCTCCATCACCGGCCTGTGGGCGGGGTGCCGCCTCGACGAGGTTCCCGCCGGCGCCCTCGAGGCTGCGGTCGCCGACGCCTCCACGACCACGGTCGACGTCACCGACGGGGCCCTCGTCGGGGTCGGGTCGCTGCTGCGCGTCGGCACCGAGCGCCTGGTCGTCGCCGGGCGCACCTGGCTGGACTCGGGGCAGAACCTCGGAGCCCCGGGGCTCACGGCCCAGGCGAACAGCGTGCTGGTCGCCGTCACGACCGGCTCGGCGTTCCACGCCGGCGAGGTCGTCCTGATCGACGCCGAGCGCATGCTGGTCGTCGACGTCGCCGGCGACCAGCTGGTGGTGAAGCGCGCGTGGGATGGCAGTGTGCTGGCCGCTCACACGGCCGGCGCCGACATCTACGTGCCCCGCCGGCTCACCGTCGAGCGGGGCGTGCTCGGCACGACCGCGGCGGCGCACGGCGACGCCGCGCCGGTGGTCGCCTGGCGGCCGCCGTCTGTCATCGGCGCGCTGTGCATCGCGGAGGCGATCGCCCAGGTCGAGCAGGAGCAGTCCGGCTACGCGCGCACGGTCGGCGCCGGCGACAACGAACGCGAGGCCCGAGGCGCCGCCCTCGCCGACCTCCGCAGGCGCGCCTACACGGACTACGGCCGCAAGGCCCGGATCGGCGCTGTCTGATGCCCACGATCCACGTCGACGTCGACCGCAGCGGCCCCCTCTTCGACGGCCGCGCGGACCGCGCCGCCCGCGACTACGTCGACGCCGTCCAGCTCGAGGTCGGCAAGCAGGGCCTCGCGGAGGTCCACACGATCCTCGACGCCAGCATCCGCCACCCGACGCCGTACTACGAGACCCAGCTCGTCGTCGAGCGTGCCGCGCCCGACGTCGTGGTCCACGACCGGGGCATCGTCTACGGCCCCTGGCTCGAGGGCGTCGGCTCCCGCAACAAGACGACCCGGTTCAAGGGCTACTTCGCGTTCCGTCGGGCCCGCCACCGCCTCGAGCAGCTGGTTCCCGCGATAGCCGAGCGGGTCCTGCAGCGCTTCCTTCGGAGGATGAGCTGATGGCCGTCGACATCGAAGGCATCCTCGGCGCCGTCGTGTCCCACGCGATGGCGTCCGGGCACTTCGAGAAGGTCAACGGCCACGAGCCCAAGGCCGCCCCCGGCAAGGGCCTCACGGCCGCCGTGTGGGTCCAGGCGATCGCCCCCGTGCCCCGCGGCTCCGGGCTGGCCACGACGACCGGCCGGATCGAGCTCCGGGACCGGATCTACACGCCGATGGTCCAGGAGCCCCAGGACGCGATCGACCCCGCGGTCCTCACGGCCACGATCGACCTGATGGGCGCCTACTCGGGCGACTTCACACTCGACGGCCGGATCCGGAACGTCGACCTCCTCGGCCAGGCAGGCGTGCCGCTATCCGCGCAGGCCGGCTACCTCAACCAGGACGGCCGCCTCTTCCGGGTCATGGACATCACCCTGCCGCTCATCGTCAACGACATCTGGGACCAGGCCCCGTGATCGACCCCGACCGGCCCTGCCCGCACGAGAACTTCGCCGCCGAAGTCGACGTCGTCCGCATCGGCCAGGACGACCCCGGGAACGACACGGGGCTGCCCAACCACTACATGGCCGAGGTCCGGGTGCGCTGCACGGACTGCGACGAGCGGTTCCGGTGGATCGGCGTTCCCGCCGGCGTGTCACCCAACCAGCCGATGTGCTCGGTCGACGAGACCGAGCTGCGCGCCCCCATCCGCCCGGCCTCGTCCGACCCCGACTTCGGGCTCGGCATCCCCGGCCTCGCGATCGAACGGAAGGACTGAGCGATGGCCAAGCAGACCGGGCTCGGCGACCGCCTCTACGTCGACGGCTTCAACCTCTCAGGCGACATCGGCTCGCTCGGCGGGATCGGCGGCGGCAACGAACCGCTGCCCGTCACCGGCATCGACAAGGAGGCCATGGAGCGCCTGGGCGGCCTCCGCGACGGCCAGATGGAGTTCACCGCCTACTTCAACCCCGCCACCGACCAGGCGCACCCCGTGCTGGCCGCGCTGCCTGTCGCGGACCGGATCCTGACGTACCTGCGCGGCGTCGCGCTCGGCGGGCACGCCGCCTCGCTCCTCGGGAAGCAGATCGGCTACGACCCCTCCCGCGGCGACGACGGCTCGCTGACCTTCACGGTCAACGCCCAGGCCAACGGGTTCGGCATCGAGTGGGGCCACAACCTCACGGCCGGCATCCACACCTCCACCGGCGCCGAGGACCTCGATGGCTTCGACGACGGCGCCGGCGCCGCCACCGACTTCGGCCTCCAGGCGTACCTGCAGGTGCTGGCGTTCGACGGGACCGACGCCGACATCGTGCTCGAGGACAGCGACGATGACGGCGCCGGCGACGCCTACGCCCCGATCACCGGGGCCGCGTTCCCGACCATCACCGACGTCGGCGCCCACCGCATCGAGACCGGCCGCACCGAGAACGTCAAGGAGTGGATCCGGGCCTCGATCACCGGCACCTACACGTCGATCGACTTCGTCGTCGTCGTGGTCCGCAACCTCACGGAGGTGACCTTCTGATGCAGCGCCCGCTCAACCGCATCCAGCCCGTCGGGCCAGCCGAGGCCTACAAGACGTACCAGGTCGCCTCCCCGCTCTCGACGCACTTCCGGCCGGCCGCCTGCGCCGAGGTCGACTGCGAGCAGTGCCGCGAGGGATGGCGCACGGTCATCGATGAGCGCACGGACCTCGGCATGCGCCAGGCCGCCTACATCCGCTCCGAGTGCCGGTCTGTCTCCCTCGAGCTGGCCGGCGGCCACCACGCCGTCAACGGGCCCCGCCGCTACATCGAGGCCCGCGAGGGCCCGATGACCGTGTTCACGTTCCCGCCCGGCCAGGAGTGCTTCGCCACGCACCAGGTGCCGCTCGAGCGGCCCGAGCTCTACGTCGTGCGCGAGGGCGACTGGCGCGGCAACCCCCGCGGCGCCGCGCCCCGCCAGCACGCGCGGGCGGCCGACTGGCTCGAGGACTTCGCCGAGCACCAGGACCAGCTCGCTACCGCGCACCAGCGCGGCTGACTGACCCAGAGGAAGGACCAGGCCCATGGCCAAGGAGACCGGTCTCGGGTGGACCTCGCTGTCGGTGGACGACAGCGGTGGCACGCCCCGGGACATCCGCAACGACATCACGAACTTCGAGTTCGCGACGCCCCGCGAGGTGCAGAACACGACGGGCATCGACAAGTCGGCCATGGAGCGCCTGCTCCTGCTGGCGGACTGCAGCTACACGCTGAACGGCGTCTTCAACGACGCCGCCAACCAGGCCCACACGGTGCTGCGCACCGTGCCGTCGACGTCGGTCGCCCGGACGTTCACGAACGTGATCTCGGGCCAGACCCTCGCGACCGAGATGGTCGTCACGGACTACTCGCTCACCCGCGGCGACGACGGCTCGCTCACCTGGTCGGCGCCGGCGTCGCTCGCCGACGGCACCGTCCCTACGTGGGCCTGAACAGGCGGCAGCGCAGAGCGATGGGATTCGTCCGCCAGAGCAAGACCTACCGGCTCACCTTCGAGGACCCGGAGTTCGAGGGGCTCGAGGTCCGAGCCCGGTCCGTCCCCGTCGGCACGCTCGTGGAGCTCATCGGGCTCGCGAGCGTCGTCGAGCGCGGCACCGGTTCGCTGACGGCCGATGAGACCAAGGCGGTCGGGCAGCTGTTCGCCGGGTTCGGCAAGGCGCTCGTGTCCTGGAACCTCGAGGAGCCGATCCTCGACGACGACGGCGAGCCGACCGGTGAGGTGCGCCCAGTCCCGGCCACCGTCGAGGGCCTCTACTCCCAGGACCTCGAGTTCGTGATGCAGATCATCAGCGCCTGGATGGAGGCAGTCGGCGGGGTGGCCGCCCCTTTAGGTCAGCGATCGGCCGATGGCGCGCCGTCCCTGGAGGCGTCGCTGCCGATGGAACCGTCGTCGCCAAGCCCCACGAGCTAGCCCACGCCGAGCTCGTGTGCACGCTGCTCGAGCGCTTCGGTGGCTACACGTACGCCACCCTGATGGACGAGGATGCCGAGCTGCTGCGCCTCGTGCAGATCGAGGCGCTCGGGCGCCCTGACCCGCCGACCCCGGGCGCCGGCTCGTGAGCAACGACGTCGAGATCGTCGTCAAGACCCGGGACCGGTCCGAGGCCGGCCTCGCCTCGTCCCGAGCCCGCTTTCGTCGCTTCACCCGCGACGTTGAGAAGGAGACCGGCCGCCAGCGCGACGAGCTCGGCCGGTTCGTCGCCGGCGCCGGCAAGGGCAGCGGCAGCCAGGCCGACTCCAACGGCGTAGAGATCGGCCGCAAGATCGCGGGCGGGATCCGCCGCGGCCTCGCGAAGCTGCTCTCGCCGGCGATGTTGAAGGGCGTCGCGGGCTCGGCCGCCGCCGCGTTCGGTGCCCAGTTCATCGGGGTCGTCGCGTCCACGCTGGCGTCCGGCGCCGCCAAGCTCGCCCACGGGTTCGCCGCCGGGCTCGCGCTCCTGCCGGCCGCCGGCGTCGCCGCGGCGGTCGCGCTCGGCGCCGTGAAGATCGCCCTGTCCGGCGTCGGTGACGCGTTGTCGGCCGGGCTGAGCGGCGACACCGAGAAGTTCAACGAGGCCCTGCAGGGCCTGTCCCCATCGGCCCGGAACGTCGTGCGCGACATCGCTGGGCTGAAGGGCCGGCTCGACGAGCTCAAGGGCACCGTCCAGGAGAACTTCTTCGCGCCGCTCGTGGACAGCGTGCAGCCGCTGGCCGACCGCTACCTCCCGATGATGCAGGCCGTCCTGGGCAACGTCGCCCGGACGTTCGGCCAGGTCGCCAACGGGATCGCCTCGTTCCTCGCGATGCCGTCGACGGCCCAGGCCGTGTTCGCCTCGCTGGTCCACGTGCGCGACGCCATCACGAACGTCGCGACCGGCGTCGGCAGCCTCGTCCAGGCGTTCCTCCCGCTCATCACGGTCGGCTCCACCTTCCTGCCCCAGCTGACCGACGGGTTCGGCGGCGCCACCGCCCGCCTCGCGACCTTCATGCAGGAGGCCGAGCGCACCGGCCGCCTCGCCGAGTTCATCCAAGGCGGGATCGACAAGGTCCGGTCGCTCATCGACACCGGCGCCCAGGTCGGCCGGATCCTCAGAGACATCGGCTCGATCGGCCAGACGGTCTGGGGTGCCATGGGCATTCAGACCGGTGGCCTGCTCACCCGCGTCGAGGAGCTCACGGGCCGGTTCGACCGGTTCCTGCAGTCCGCCCGGGGCAGCGAGATGCTCGCCCAGGTCTTCGGGATCGTCGGCTCATTGCTCGCGGGGCTGCGCGACACGATCGAGCGGGTCGCGGGCACCATCGGCCGCGTCTTCGGGCCGATCATGCCCCAGCTGGGCGAGCTCGTGATGGCCCTGTCGCGGCTCAAGGCGGCCGTGCTCGACACCGGCCTCGACTTCCTCGAGCCGATCCTGATGCGGATCAGCGACGTGCTCGGCGCCGTGCTGCTCCCGGCCCTGACCGGGCTCGCGAACTGGCTGGCGGACAACCAGCCGGTCCTGCAGGGGATCGGCATCGCGATCCTCACCTTCCTCGTGCCCGCGTTCATCTCGTGGGCCATCTCGGCCGGCGCCGCTGCCATCGCGACCCTCCTGGCGATGGCGCCGATCATCCTGCTCGGCGTCGCGATCGCGGCCCTTGCAGCCCTGGTCATCATCCACTTCGACACGATCAAGCGCTGGATCTCGAACGTCTTCAATTGGGTCAAGGACAACTGGCCCCTGCTGCTCGGCATCCTGACCGGCCCGATCGGCTGGGCCGTGCTCCTCATCACCTCCCACTGGGACAAGATCAAGGCCGGCGCCGGCGCCGTGAAGGACTGGATCGTCGCCCGGTTCAACGACGTGCTCGGCTTCTTCACCGGCCTGCCTGGCCGCATCGCCTCGGCCGCCTCGGGCATGTGGGACGGGATCACCGATGCCTTTAAATCGGCGATCAACGCGTTGATCCGCATGTGGAACAACTTCGAGATTTCCTTCGGCGGCTACGACATCCCGGGCCCCGGTCCGAACATCCCGAGCTTCACCATCGGGACGCCGAACATCCCGTACCTGGCCGCCGGCGGCATCCGGTCCGGCATGGCGGTCGTCGGCGACCGCGGCGCCGAGCTCATGAACCTGGCGCCCGGCACCAAGGTCATCCCGAACAATCAGGCCCGCCAGATGGCCGCCCAGGGGAGCACGCTTAACACGTCGCCCACCGGGCCCCGCGGGCAGCGCACCTGGGACTTCTACTTCAAGGCCGGCAAGCCCCGGGCCCGGATCCTCGCCACCGGGCAGGACGTCGCCCTGCCGGCCGGGATCAAGGAGGACCAGGCGCTCGGCTGGCTGAAGGCCCGCGGGTACCTCAGCGGCGCCGCCGGCGGCGGTGGGCAGGCCCCGGCGCCTGCGCCCGCCCGCTCCGGCCGATCCAGCGGCGGGAACTTCACCGTGAACGGCGAGACGATGCGCCTCGAGATCGACCTCACCGGCGGCGACGACCTCTTCCTGCGCTGGCTCCGCCAGAAGATCCAGCAGGCGTTCGGCGGGAACGTCCAGGCCGCGCTCGGACCGAACCAGTGACGTTCCACCCAAAGCTCGAGGCGGCCATCGGCGCCGACCGCTCCCAGGACCCGCTCGCGTGGGACTGGACCGACCTCACGGACCGGACCGCCACCGGCGGCAGCATCGGCATCCGGGCGGGTCAGGACGACGGCGGCAACGTCCAGCCCGCGTCGGTCAACGTCACGCTCGACAACGGCGACCAGGCGCTATCCACCCGGAACCCGCTCAGCCCTCACTGGCCACACTTCGGCCGCGGCACACCGGTCCGGGTGACGATGGACGTCGGCGACCCGTTCCTCGCTCTGACGGGCGCCGCCAGCTCGTCGGCCTCGACACCGGACCACGCGTCGCTCGACGTCACGGGCGACCACTGGGGTGCGCTTGAGGTCCTGGCCCCGCTGCGCAACCCGCCCGACCAGCAGGTGTACGACCTCGTCAACAAGTGGGAGGGCGCCGGCGACGAGCGGTCGTGGACGTTCATGCTCTTCCACGGCCACCTGATTCTCTTCTGGTCCGAGGACGGCGTCGACGAGATGCCGAACGCGGCCCCGACGTTCGGTACCCCGTGCCCGCTGGCGGGCCGGCTCACGGTCGGCTGGCACCTCGACGTCGACGACGGCGACGGCGGCCACCAGGTCAGCTTCTACGCCGTCCCGGGCGGCACGATCGAGGACCTCGAGGCCGACCCCGACGCCTACCTGCTCGGCGACCCCTGGGTGGGCGTCGGTACGACCTCGGTGTTCGCCGGCACGGCGGCCCTCGCGATCGGCCGGGCGAGCGACATCCCCACGAGCGGCCCCTACCCGGGCGCCGTGCGCCGCTTCCGGTTCCGGTCCGGCGACCACACGGGCACGATCCTCGCGGACCCGGACTTCACCGCCCAGACGCCCGGCGACGGTTCGTTCACCGACACCGCCGCGTCCCCCAAGACCTGGACGATCAACGCGCCCGCAGCCATCGCCGCCGGCGTCAGCACCCGGTTCCTCGGGGAGATCGGCACGGTCGCACCCACCTGGCCGGGCAACGGCGTCCCCGGCACCGCCCAGGCCGAGCTGTCGATCGCCGGCGTGCTGCGCCGGATGCGCCAGCGCGACAAGCCGCTGCGCTCCGCGATCTACCGCATGGCCATGGCCAAGCGGAACAGTGCCCGCGTGATCGCGGGCTGGCCGCTCGAGGACGGCAACGACGCCGAGGTCGGCGCCCCGGCCCTCCCGGGCGGCGAGCCGCTGCGCCCCAGCTTCGAGTTCGCGCTCGGCACCGGGGACACGAGCCTGGCCGGCGGGGCCGACGTCTCCGCCGGCGTCGCGAGCGCTCAGCCCGGCTGGTGGGACGCGCCCGTGCCCGACTACACGGCGCCGTCCAATAACAACTGGGGCGTCAGCTGGTTCCTCCGCATGGAGACCCTTGAGACGAGCCCGGCGTTTACCCGCCTGCAGGTCATCCGCACCACCGGCACCGTCCGGGAGTGGCACATCGTCACGAACACCGCAGGGACGACGGTGTTCGGGTTCGACGTCGAGGGCAACGCGATCATCACCACGGTCCTCGCGTCCGACGACCGGCAGCTCAACGCGTGGAGCCTGCTGCACCTGCAGGCGGTCCAGGACGGCGCCAACGTGGACTGGGAGTTCTCGTGGACGCCCAACCCCAGCGGCCCGGGCTTCGTCACCAGCGGGACGGTCGCGGGCACCGTGGGCAAGGTGCGGGAGCTGGTCAACCGCATGACGGCCCCACCCGACGGGATCAGCTTCGCTCACTTCTGGGTGACCGTGGACACGAACCTGTTCTGGCTCGCCCCGGCCGACAGCGGCTGGGTCGGTGAGCTGGCCGCCCAGCGGATCTTCCGGCTGTGCGAGGAGGAAGGCGTCCCGATCAACATCGACGGGCCGTACGGGTACTCGTCGCCCAGCGAGCTGCTCCAGAGCGCGCAGGCCATGGGCCGCCAGCGCCCGGCCGCCCTCCTCGCCCTGATCGACGAGTGCGTGGCGGTCGACCGCGGCGTGCTGTCGGAACAGCGCGAGCTGCTTGGCCTGCACTACCGGAGCCACGAGACGCTGCACAACCAGGCGCCCGCCCTCACGGTCGACGCCGGGATCATGAACCCGTTCGAGCCCGTGGACGACGACCAGGCGCTCGTGAACGACCAGACCGTCTCGCGGGTTAACGGCTCGTCCGCTCAGGCCATCGACCAGGACTCGATCGACACGAACGGGCTCTACGAGGGCGCGGAGACGATCAACGCCCACACGGACGCCCAGTTGCCCCACCAGGCCGCCTGGCGCCTCCACGTCGGCACCTGGCCTGACTACCGGTACCCGGGGTTCACGGCCGAGCTCGGCAAGAACACCGACACCCTGGCGCTGATCGACGACTGGGTCGACACCGCGCCAGGCGACCTGGTGCGGGTCGAGAACCTGCCGCTCGACTACCACGCCAGCGAGGTCGACCAGCTGCTCGACGGCTACCGCGAAGTCATCAGCGCCGAGTCCTGGGAGGTCAACCTCAACGGCCACCCGGCGGGAGCGTGGGAGGTCGGCGTCGTCGAGGACCTGGTGCTCGGCCGGGCCGACACCGCCGGCTCCGTGCTCCACGAGGCGATCGACGCCGTCGACACCAGCTTCGACGTCGCCGTCACCGACGGGCCCATGTGGACCACCGACGACGCCGAGTTCCCCTTCGACGTCGAGGTCGGCGGCGAGGAGGTGACCGTCATCGACATCGCCCCGTCCACACCGTTCGGCGGAGCTGGCGGCGCCGGCACCGCGGCACACGCGAACAACGCCAGCGTGACTCCCGGCCTCCCGCCCAACGTCGCGGCCGGGAACCTGATGGTGATGCCCGCCGCGATCCGGAACCTGGGCGTGGGCGTCCCCAACACGCCAGCTGGTTGGACCCGCGTCCCCGTGTTCGCGCCCACCGCCGGCGACGACACGACGGACAACGTCCAGCTCTTCCTCAAGATCGCCGACGCCTCCGAGAGCGCCCCCACGATCACCTTCACAGGTGGCGCCGCCGGCGCCACCTGCTCCGCGCAGATCTACCGGTTCAACGGCCGATGGGGCAACGCCGAGAACCTGATCGTCGGTGCGGCCAACATGCTCGGCCTTGGCCAGGACATCGCGTACCCGGCCCTGGCGATCGACGAGGATCGGTGCCTCGTCCTGTGGATCGGGTGGAAGAGCGACGACTGGACCTCGGTCGCCACCATCGCCGGCACGACCGAGATCGGCGAGCCATCGAGCACGCTCGGCGACGACCAGGGGATCGTGTGGGCCTACGCCGTCCAGGCGACCGCGGCCGACGTCGCGGCGGGATCGTTCGTAGTGACCGGCGGCGCCCCGGGCGCCACGCTCGGCGCCGTCGTCGCGCTGCGCTGCGACCGGCAGACATGGACCGTCACCCGCGCCACCAACGGCGTCGAGAAGTCCCACCCGGCCGGGGCGGCCGTCTCGCTCGCCCACCCGTGGCGAGCCGCTCTCTAGGAGAACCGCATGCCCATCCTCGCCGGTGAGCGAGTCACCGCCGCCCGCCTCAACCGCTTGCAGCCCAAGACGTACTCCGTGACCTCCAACGCCCTACTCAGCGGGTCCGTCACCGACTCCGACGTCCCCGGCGCGTCGATCAGCCTCACGACCGAAACCGACAACGCCGTCTACCTGGCCACGGCCGCCGCGGACCTCGATCTCTCCGGCGCCACCACGAACCTCGGCCGGTGCAAGCTCAGCGTCGACAGCAGTATCCAGTCCCCCGAGGCGCTCTTCCAGGCGGCCGCCGCCACCGACCGGGTCACCGCCAGCCAGCAGTGGCGCGGCACCCTCGGATCCGCCGGCTCGCACACGCTCAAGCTGGTGGCCACGCTCCCGGCGAGCATGGATCTGCGGAACATCCACACCGGCCTCATCGTGGTGATCTACGAGGTCGTGTGAGCTAGCGCGCCCCACCCGGGCGTGAGCATCCCCTCGTGAGCGACCCCAGCGTTCCCGAGGCAGGTCAGGAACCGACCGGTGAGCTGCCGCCCGGGTTCGAGGGCGTCGACCCCGCCGACCTCGACGCTCTGGCCGCAGCCGGGTGGGGCGAGGGCGACGACGAGGACCCCCACGTCCCCGGGGACCTGCTCGCGCTCCACGTGGCGATCGAGGCCGACCAGGCGGGTCTCCTGTGATCGACATCGGCCGCGGCGTCAAGCTGATCCGCCGGTCCGAGTGGGGCGCCCGGGCGCCCCGGTCGACCAGCGAGGTCAACGCCACGTTCGGCACCACCGCCCACTGGGAGGGCCCGCACATGGGCTACCCGTGGGACCACGCCGCCTGCTTCTCCGTCGTGCGCGGCATCCAGAACTTCCACATGGACACCCGCGGCTGGCAGGACATCGCCTACTCGGGGCTCCCGTGCCCCCACGGCTACGTGTTCGAGGGCCGCTGGGCCGGCCGTCGGACCGCGGCCAACGGCACGAACGACGGCAACAACCGGGCGCTGGCCCTCTGCTACCTCGGCGGCCAGGGCGACGCCTTCACCCCCGACGGGGAGCGGGCCATGCGCGCCGGCATGGACTGGCTCGACGCTCACGGCGGCGCCGGCCCGGGCCGCAACGGCCACCGCGATTGGAAGCCGACCGAGTGCCCCGGCAATGCCATCTACGGCTGGGTCCACCGCGGCCAGCCCGCCGGCGGCACGCCTACCCCACCGCCCCAGGAGGACGACATGCCCCTCACGGACGCCGACGTCGACAAGATCCTCGACGAGCTGACGGAGCGCCTCGACACCGACGGCCACCCCCTCCGCCGCGTCGTCGGCGAGATCGTCGGCGGCCAGGTCGGGCTCAAGCAGCTCAAGCCGATCGTCGCGTGGGCCGGCTCCGGGCCCGTCTACCTGGTCGACTCCGACCAGCAGACCAAGCGCCTCCTGCACGGCTGGAACGCGGTCCACCTTGCCGCGTTCCTCGGCGCGAGCACCGCCGGCACGTTCAGCCACCACGGCCACGACCGGCCCAAGCCCCACACGTTCGAGCAGGCGTGGCTCGACTCCATCGACACCCTCGAGCCCGACCCGGCCGAGGGCTGACGAGGGCGTAGGTGTGGCCTGCTCAGGCGGCCCCTCCGCCGGGGGAGCCCATCGCCGCGCTGATCCAGTACGGCGTTCTGGGCCTCGTGCTGGTGGCCCTGCTCGGGGGTTGGCTCTGGACCAGGCCCTCGGTGCAGCAGCTCATCAAGGACAAGGAGCGCGCCGAGGCCCAGCGCGACGAGCTCCTACGCCAGCACGAGGAGCGGATCGTGCCAGTGCTCGCCGAGTTCACGGCGGCCGCCAGCACGCTCGCTCGGCTGCTCGAGGAAGTCCTGCGGAGGCTGCCCGATGACCCAGGACGAGGCTGACGACCGCATCGCCGCGCTCGACCGGAAGCTCGACAAGATCCGCGACGAGGCGAAGGCCACGAGGGAGTCCCTCGAGCGACAGGTCTCCGAGCTCACCGACCGGGTCGTCCGCCTCGAAGGCGGGCCCGATGCGGACTGACCGGACGGCCAAGGCCATCGGCCTGGCGCTCGTCGTCGCCCTGCTGGTCGTGGCCTGGCACGAGAGCCGCCAGCCCAACGACGCCGGCGAACGGCTGGCCGTGGCCGAGGCCATGATCGAGCGGCTCGCCGGCGACGTCGAGGCGTCGCGCCAGCAGGTCGAGTCGCTCGGCGGCGAGCCGGTCGCGCCGCCGCCCGACG